CGCCGTCCGATAAACCTTTCTCTCTAAAGCCATCAATAACATTCACATTATTATCCGTGTCCACCCCAATAAACAAATAAGCAGCTGGATCGCTAAACCCTCCATCTAAAACTTCGTAGTAAGACCAATCGTGTGGTGTGGATTGGTAAAGCATTGTATTCTTTTCCCTATCCCACCAGTTGCAGACCAAACCAACCCTCTGAACAAATTTTCCAAATCTTCTAACCTGAATGGCTTCATCTGATAAATTTACCTGCATTAACTCTTTTTGCTTTTCAGTGAGCCAAGGGTTATCGTCCCAAGAAGCTAAACTAATAAAAAGATCATCTCTGCCAGTCTTCTGAAAAAGGTCCTCATATACCCAAGTCATTCCCTTGATTGGTGTCATTGACATTATGATGTCAAGGTCAACACCCGCTTCGGTTCTCACGGTACATTCTTCCCAGATATCTTTGGGGGGTTCTTCATCAAACCAGATAAGTCTCTTGCCGGCTCCTTGAAACTTCTCTCTCCCCTGTTCATAAGATTTAAAATTAATCCTCGAACCATCTTGAAGCTCTAATTCTCCCCATACTCCCGACTTAACATAGGTAATGTGTTTAATTTGCTTTTGAGGGATATATCGCTCTAACTTCTTCTGGGTCGTTTCTTTTTGCATGTCATATGAAGGACAGGCACACCAAACTTCGATTGGTAATACTATTTTTCTTGAGGGGTGAACCCCTAAAACATAACGTGCTACTTCTTGAGCACAGCCTTCTGTTTTTCCGACACGATTCCCCCAGAATAAGACTCTAATTGGTTTGTCGGATTGAAAAAACTCCTCTTGTTTGGCATGAGACTTAGCATATTTTAAAGGATCTTCTTTAATCCTTCTTTCCTTCTCCTGAAGCAGTTCCAGCAACTCCAACTTGGTTTGCTTTTGCTTCGATGAGTTTGTTAAGTTGGTCATCGGTTAAATTAGAGAATAAATTAGTACCATCAGGATTTGCTAATTCATTTCTTTGTGAAAAATGGTCTTTCATCACTCTTTCCAAAAGCCATTCTTTACTTCTAACACCCTTACTTGTCCTCTTAGCCCAATCAGCTCTAGCCATATCGATTTGGTCTGAAAAATCCGAATCCTTTTTTTTCCAAAGCACAATAGTGTCTTCATGTCTTCCGATAGATTCCGCTGCCAATTTTTGAATTGGTAGCTCTCGATAATACTCTAAAAATTTTTCTTTTAATGGAAGTTTTTTATCATCTATCATCTGTGTCAACACTAACTTTTAACACCTGTCCGGGGTCAAGTAATAGAAGGTTCGCCAGTTTAGTTTTCTCATACTCTCCAACATCAAAACTTACGCTATAAGAATTGTCTACTCTCGGTCCATTTACTTTTACTTTATCCGACAAAAAAATTATCTTAGGCATTAAGCCATATTAGCACTTCCATTCCTCATTTGCTATCTGTAATTCTAAAAAAATTCAATTTTCCTCAAAAATGATGAATATATACCCTAACTTTAGCCTAATTTTTACATGACTTCACCAAATGCCCTAGGATTGACGATAATAGCTCTGGTCTCTGGAATTAATGATGAGCTTTTCTGTCATTCTGAATACTTAACAATTAACTCATTCAAGTCAAGGTTTTTGACGGTTGTTCTTCTGACTTCAAGAGCAGTTTGATAGTATTCGGGGTAATCCCCCACCACTACCCCCAAGGGGATGAGGGGGTGGGGGCTGGACAGCGTGGGCGACGGCTGGGCGCTCACTCACTATTTGTCCACCCCTCGCCTTGCCTCACAAAAAAATTATAGGACATTATTTCTTACTGCTCAAATTTTCAATTCTCAAAGGATTCTCGCTGACAATCCTAAATGTTGTGATACCGTGCTTGTGAGCCAACCTAGAAGCTCTAGCGGTCACATCGTCCATCTCAGTAGCTTTAGCACCAAAAATCTCTTCAGCGTCCTCAATCGTAGCTGGCTCATTACTGCCTACCTCAGGCTCTTTCAAGCTATCAAGGAATTCTTTACCGCTGATTAAAAGAGTTTCAGAGAAAGCTCGCTCAACGCCTAATGTTTCTAATTCTGCAAAGACTGGCTCCAAAGCCTTGGCTAAACGAATTCGATAATCGTTGTCGCCCGCCACGTAGTATTGGTGTCCTGTCTTAATCTTATTAAAAAGAAAAGTTATTTTATCTTTGTTTTTCATAGGTCTTTTTTAACGGATAAAAGTTGGGTCAAAACACCCGAACATCAAAACCTCCGCCACCCCGCCATGTATATATATACATTGGCGGTGGCGGACGTTTGCTGTTTTTGCCACCTCTCCTTGGCGGAGCATTGGCGGACGTTTGTTTAATTTGAAGCTAAAAACCTCCGCCACGCACTTGGCGGACGTTTGGCGGAGCATTGTCAAAAACCTCCGCCAAGGGGTCAAAAAAAATGAGGTGCTTGGCGGAACTGCTTCGGTATTTCTTCGTGTGTATTTTTTACTCATCATCTTCAGTGTAAATTTCTCTTGTTTCACCCTGCCAGGTGAATACTCTTTTGGCTTTATTGTGAGGGTCAGTTCCAGCGACGATACTACCATTCTCAGTCATTTCTTTAATTGCCCGCTCCGCCGTGCGCTGGCTGATACCTTCGCCCTGAGCGATGTCAAGGAGGTCTTGGCGGGAGATTGTTGGGGTAGTTTTGAAAGCGTCCTCAAAGACGTTGATGGCTTCAGCGTTCTTCATCTCCTGGTCAATGACTTCGCCTTTATATAGGATACTTTTAACCCGCGTCTTGCCGTCAGTTTGTGGAATCGGGACCACTTCTAATTCAACCAGGAATTTGTTTAATTTTTCAGCGTCACCTGCTTTGGTTTGCTCCAGGGTAAATTCTGTTTTGGATTTAGGGAGGGCCTCAACGAAAAAGGCGGAATAGACTTGGGCCATAATGTTGGTTGAACCTCTGGCACGTTGGGAAGAGGTGCGGGTCACTCCTGGTGCTGGTTTAGAGGCGTGGTGGAGGACGAGAATAGAAGTGCCAGGAAAGAGTTGGCGCATTGCGTCAAAAAACTTTTGAACATCACCAGCAGCGTTCTCATTACCGACCATGACGTCAGCAAAAGAATCGACGACAATAAATTTGATACCCTCTTTCTTAACTTTGCGAGAGGCGGCGCGAGCAATGGCTGAGTAACCGTCTTCAGATTCAGTATCAATCAATTCAAAATAATGTGGAAACTTTAGCCAGAAAATGTTTTTACCGCTCATCCCTAAACCTCTCATACGAGATTGGGTGCGACGTTTAGTGTTTTCTTTGTCAATGATGAGGACCTTTTCTTTATTCAGGACCTTAAATTTATCAAGCCAAGGGTTGCCTGTGGTAATAGCGTTAGCTAGGGTGAGAGTATAAAAGGATTTACCAGTAGCTTCGGGACCAATGATAAAGCAGAAACCTTCAGAGGGAAGAATGCGGTCAACTAGCCATTCTTCTGGTGGTAGTTGTTGGGCCATTATTTCCGTGCCTTCTTCAAAGGCGTACTCTTCTGGTTCGTGAGCGGTCAGCCATTCGTCGAGGGTCCATTCAGGCAATTTGTCAAAGTGGACCTTGGTAAAGCCAGCGGTAAAAAATTCGGAGACGTCTTTATAAGCGGAGGGCAATTCTTTTATGTAGGGGTCAGCGCCAGCTTCCTCCAGGGCGTGATAATACTTTTCAATTGAGGTCACACCTTCCTCGTCGGTGTCCAGGGTGATAAGAACTTTCTTTCCTTTTAGTGGTTCAGCTAATTTTGGGGAAAAAGTTTTAACGCCTGAGGTCCCTGTGACAGCGGGAATCTTTTCTTGCCAGAGGCGGACACAGTCTGGTTCGCCTTCACACAAAACTACTACATCTTTTTCTTTAATCAGGTGAGCGCCGTAAAGGGCAGGGTGAGCGCCTTTGTCGGTGGAGAATTTATTGGGTCCGTCCATGTGGCGGTAGCGGTTGTAGAGGGGTTCGCCATTGGCGTCGTAGATTGGGATTGTGATTATATCTTTAGCGATGGTCCAGCGAAAAACTTTAGTGACATATTCCTCATTGAGGCTGTGATTATTGAGGTATTCGGTTGGGGTTGTGGGTGTCATAGTAGATTATTTTGTTTAGCGAACTCAATGGCCTCTTTGAATCTGATTTTTTCTTTCTCCATTATAAATTTATAAGAGTCGCCAGTGGCTCCGCAGGCGAAGCAATAATAGGTATTTGTATTTTCATACATCGCAAAAGAAGGGTGGCTTTCGCCGTGGAAAGGGCAGCAGGCTAAAGTAGCTTTCCCTGTGCGCCTGATTGTTTTTCTATCGACGTCAAAAAATTCAAAGACAGTTATAATGTTGGGCTTTTTCTCCACCTTTTCAAGTGGGGTATTTTTTCTGAAATTTAATTTACTTTTCTTAAAAGGGTTAAGCATGTAAAATCAATTTACCTTTTTAGTAAGCGATTGTCAAGACCTGTCAGGTGATGTCACCACTTGTCACTTGACAACAAGCGGTGGCTTTTGCTAAGATGGATTTAGTTATGAACGAAGAGAAAATTTTAACCCTACAAGAAGTCGCAGAATACCTGAAAGTTTCGGTGGAACAAGTCTATCGTTTCGTCAAAAGAGACGACAATCCTTTGCCTGTAATCATTATTTCTGACAAGACCAAAAGAGTCCGAATGTCGGAATTGCAGGCCTGGTTGTCTCAACAAAAAGATGACCCCGAAATTAGTAGTTCTAAGAAAGGAGGTGAACAATAAGATGTTAGGAAACGTCAAAGTTGAAATTAAAAAAGGCGGAGATTTTGACCCAGTCCCAATGGACAGATATACCTGTCAAATAGTAGATGTCAACCTGGTCTCCCAATTCAATCAGTTCGTTGGAAAAGAAGAGGACGTCCTCAATTACCAATTCCAAATTTTAGATGACAAACCAATGCCAACTAAAGACGGAGAAAAAGAGGCTGCTACTACCAGAGGTAGATACCTTTGGAAGAGGTGCCGTCCCGCCTTCAATAGTCGAAGCTGGTTAGCTAAATTAGCCAAAGCTGCCTATGGTCGTGATTTGACCAATGCGGAAATAGACGCATTTGACCCAGAAGCCATTATCGGCAAACAAGTCGACGTCATGGTAGACCAAGCTGAAAGTAAAGATGGTCAAAGAACTTTTAACAATGTGGTTACGTTCAATAAGACCTTAAGACCTTTAGAGCCAGTAGCCGAGACTGAAGAAAAGAAAAGCGGAAATGTAGTTGAGAAATCATCTACACCTATCGCTCCCGCTCCTAGTGCCGATGAAGCTGAAAACTTCGTTGCAGGGCTAGAGAAAGAAGCGAAAGCACCTGAGGCTGAAGCCGAAGAAGAAAGCGACGATGTCGCTGATTTGGAGGCCAAACTAGCCGCTGCTAAGAAGAAAGCAGCTGCGGCTAAACAGCCAGCAGTCAAGTAATATCTTGCTGTTTGCCTACTTAGGGTTGTGTCAGTCTAAAGGTGGTAATGAAAACTGAATATCAGAACCATCAACCCAAAAAGGGGTGTTGTATACATAAGCATAAAAAAAACTTATACCTCACATTGCAGAGGGGTAGTATAACGAAAGTTACACACCAACGATAAGCAATCGGGGGGGAGGAAACTCCCCCTGTTAAAAAAAGCTTGTTTTTAATTAGGGCGAGTAAGGCTAGCCTTGATTGTGAAAGCAATCTGAAGGAACGCGGGTTCGAATCCCGCCTCGTCCACGAAGTTATTATTTAATTTATAAAAAAATGGATAAATTTATGATAGGCGTCGTAGCCTTTTTTGTTCTTTTTATTGGTTTTATGGTCTATATTGTTGGTCTTCCAGGTAAATCTGTGGATTTGTACGAAGAATCAGGAATAATTTGTAAATCTTGGTCAGAACGATGGGGGATTGGTTCTTACCAATATCACAAGTGCTTTGAAATAAAGGAGGTCGGAAATGATTATTAAAACTAAACTTTATGGTGGAGAGGTTGAATTGTTTTTTGAGAACTTCAAACATCTCTACACTTTTAATGGAAAAAAGGTGACGTCAGTAACTCAGGCTTTGAGTGTCATCAATAAACCCGCTCTTGTTGCGTGGGCCGCCAATTCAGCTATTGACTATGTTTCAACTCAAATAAGTCCAGGTAAAAGTTATGATGAGTTGGAATTACAGGCAATTTTTGAAGCAGGAAGAAAGAGCCATTATAATAAAAAGACTGAAGCTGGAAATATCGGAGCCTTCGTCCATAAATGGGTTGAAGATTATATCAAAGGCACACCCCAAGGAATGCCAGTCAATGAAGATTTGAAAGAGGCTGTGGAAAAGTTTTTAGGTTGGGTGGATAAACATAAAGTAACTTTCCTAAAATCAGAGCAGCAAGTCTTTTCAAAGAAATATCTTTTTACTGGAACCTTAGACTTTATCTGTAAAATAGACGGTAAATTGTATATTGGCGACTTGAAAACCAGTTCTGGTATTTACCCAGAATACTTGGTCCAAACTGCGGCCTATCGTTTTGCTAGAACCGAAGAATTTCCTGAAGAAAAATATACTGGCCAATTGATTGTTCGTGTCGGCAAAGACGGTAGTTTTGAATTTGCTATTATGAGAGATGATGTTTGGTATCGAAAAATGTTTGTGGCTTTTTTGGCTGCACTCAAACTTCAAGAGTCTCTTGAAGAAATTAAAGATTTTAAGGTTGATAGAGAATAATTTATGAAAGAACCACAAGACGGTGATTTATTTCTGGTCATTGAAGGTGAAGGCGTTTGTGACCAATGCGGTGAAGAGATAAAAGGAGAAATAATTCATTTTGAAAAAAGTGGTGATTTTTGTAGAGAATGTTTCGATATTGCCTGTAAAAAAAGAGTATGTTCACCCTCAGACCATATCAGCAAGAAGCTGTAAATAAACTTCTTTGGTCTCAAAGATTTCCTGAACCAGATATTTGTGTTCTCCCGACTGGCGCTGGGAAGTCGTTGGTGATTGCTGATATGGCCAACAAATTAAATCAGCCAGTTTTGATTCTCCAACCGTCAAAAGAAATTTTGGAACAAAATATGGCCAAGATGGCCACTTATGTGGAAAAGTCAGAGATTGGTGTTTATTCGGCCTCAATGGGTAGAAAGGATTTTGGAAAATATACCTTTGCCACCATAGGCTCAATCTATAAAAGGCCAGGAGATTTTTCTCAATTTAGGCAGGTGATTATCGACGAGTGCCACGGTGTCAATCCTAAAAATCTTGATGGAATGTTTACTCAATTTTTAAGCGGTATTGGAAATCCCAAGGTGATTGGCTTTACTGCCACACCTTATCGCCAGGACATAATGTATGAGCGAACAGAGTATGGAGAACTTTTAACCCATACTACCACTAAACTTATAAACAGGATTAAACAAAGATTTTGGCACCGAATTGTCTTTAATATCAATAATGAGGATTTGATTAAACAGGGATTTTTAGTTCCGCTGCGCTACCTCGATAAATCAATTTTTGCTCACAATCAAATTCCAACAAACATTTCTAAATCTGATTTTAATATGGATAAATGGGAAGAAATGTTGGCTGGTTTTAAGGATAATGTTTTGGAATCAGTTTTCTTTGGAATGGAATTATCCACATCGGTTTTGGTCTTTTGCTCTTCAGTGGTTCAGGCCGAGTGGTTAGCTAAGGTTGTTCCAAATTCTGCGGTAGTTTCTGCTAAAACTCCTAAAAAAGAAAGAGCAGAAATTGTGGATAACTTCAAATCGGGTAAGCTCCAAACAATTTTTAATGTTGGTGTTTTTACTATTGGTTTTGACCACCCTGCCCTTGGAGCTATTGTTTTATTGAGGCCCACTCGTTCAATTGCTCTTTACTATCAAATGCTGGGTCGAGGGGTTCGTCCTTACCCTGGCAAAAAAACTTGTTATGTAATTGATATGTCTGGGACTGTTAAATCTCTTGGAAGAATAGAAACAATTAAATTAGTGAAGAACCAAATGTGGGAATTGGAATCAGAAAAAGGTAGCTGGCATAATAAACCTCTTTACAGTTTTGCTATTAAAAAATGATGGTGTACTTGACTTTATTGTTTATTGGACTTAAATTTTAATTATGGATATGAAAAACAATGCAATGGCCGATATGGGTAGAATGGTCAAAAATATGGAAACTGGGAAGAAGCAATGGCAATCCTTGACAGTTTAAGTGAGCCAAATGTCTGTTTTGGAGATCAGAACAGGGTAAGCATTTATTTAGAACCAATAAAAGGA